CGTTACCATTGAAGCTTGGACCTCGTTCATGCTTGGTCTTCGGGACGGTACCTACACCGTGCCCAACATCACCGTTAGTTCCGCCACGCTGGCTCAGCGGTTCGATGACCTGCCGATCTATCAGGACTGGCAGACGACCCCTAAGCTGCACCGTGGCGTGTACATGAACCCCGTCTCGTATGATGTGACCTCGGAGCCTTACAAGCAGGCCAACGAGTACATCTACAGCGAGTGGTGGAACGAGTACGCCCCGCCGGTCCTCCCCGTGTACCGCTCAGGTCTCTGGGTTGACCAGTGCACCCTTGATCTTATTGATCGCCTGTACAAGTACGACGACGGTACGCCCATCGTGGCTGACCCCGTCCCGGGCACCGTGCCCCAGAAGTACACCGTCCCTATGGATCAGCCCATCAAGCGTGACGGTGGTGGCCTCAAGATCAAGCCTGGTAAGGATGCCATCTTTGACTTTGTCTTTGAAGATGATTGTCCTTTCCACGATGAGGATCACCTGGAAAGAATGTGGGAGCTGCTTAGGCCCCAGGCCTTTCCTCTGGTTCCCGGCCTTGTGCCGGACCTGCTCCTCGAACCAGTGGACGGCGATCTCACTCCAGAAGAACAGGAGATTCTTGAAATCTGCTATCCTTCTGTGGAGCCAAGGCCCCTGCTTCCTCAGGTCCTTGACCCCGATGAGTTCACCGTTCCGGTAGACCCGATTCAGTTGCCCTATGATGGGCCCGGCAGTCCTCTTCATCGTCCCAACTGGGAGTGCGTGAGGGAGCTGTTCGGTCCCTTCGGCATGCGATATTACGAATGGGTCATGTGATAAACTTCCACACAGGGAGTGTCTTGCGAAAGCAGGGCACTCTCTTTTTGTATCTTACGGAGAACACTATGTACAATAACCTTAGGTCAGTACTCTCTCGTCTGCAGAAGGGCATCTCTAAGCTCAGCGACGCAGACGTGAGATCAATTATTCTTAATCATGAAGAACGCATTAAGCACCTGGAGATGATCAATGAAGCCAGTAGTACATCCGGAAGTGATCCGGTGGCTGGAGCAGAGGATCCCAAGCCTGGAGCTGGAAAGCGCGGACGACCCAGAAAGTCTGATGCACCGAGCTCTGAAAAGGCAGGGGATGCTTGAAGCTGTTGCTCTTCTTCGGACTCTTACTAAGGAGAGCTAATGTTTGAATTTAATATCTTTAAGCAGAACGCTGTAGCCCAGGACATGTCATCCTGGAAGCAAGGCTTCCTGCCCCACGTGCGTGGGCGTAGGCGTCTTGGCCGGGCTCGTCTAGTGGACGAGTCATCGGATAAGGTCAACAGGCTGAGCAGGAACATGAATGACTTGGGCAACCGTGCTAAGGATCAGTCCGATGCCTTCATGGTTGAGCAGCAGATGAGTTGGAACGATGCCAACCTCCGTGACGTACGGGCCGAGCTCGTACAAAGCAACTACAAGGCCTCCCTCGACGCACGTGCCGAGGGCTCCGAAGTATTGCAGGGAGCTATGTCCCAGCGTCGGTCGGTGGCATCCACCGCCGAGGCTCAGGCCTCGTTCAATCAGCGTGTTGAAGGATTCCAGGCAGCTCGTAAGAAGCTAAAGCTTGCACAGGACATGGCTAACAACAGCCAGGGTACCAACGTCAAGCACAACCAGACTGGGTTCGAGATGCTGGACACTGACATTGATCAGTTCTATGCACAGTTCGATGCCCAGGTGGACGAACGTCGTGAGCAGTACGCTCAGCAAGAGTACGGTCGTAGCTACGAAGAGATGCAGAACATGACGTACGAAGACTACAGCGGAGACTACAACGGTATCTTCGACATCACTGAAGAAATGTTTGAAGTCATGAAAGCTGAGCACAGTACCAACATTGACACTATGGTCCTTGGAGACATCCTTGGGCAGGACGCTAGCGAGATCTACTTCCTTGCCACTGGCGGGATGGAAGACTTCAGCGTCGCTGACTTCCTGGCGGACACTCGTACTAACTTTGCCGAGATGGGGCAGGCTACCGCAGAGGGAGCCAACTCCATGAGCGAGGCAGAGAACGAAGCGCGAGCTAAGTTTGCCAAGATGATGGAAGCAGAGCAGAGGAAGACCCAGGCCTTGCTTGGGGCTGAGACTAATGAATCTATTGCCGAACAGCTTAAGGATCTTAACAGCGCCGAGGCAGCAGCCAAGGCTAAGTTGGATGAGCAGAACGCGGCACTAACTGAAGGCGGACGCTCCCGAAAGAAGAAAGTCAAGGGCGTTTCCTTCGTCGATACCCGACCCCAATGAGGTGAACTATGGGTGGAAATATGCAAATGCCCGACCAGCCTGACTGGGCAGCCATGAAGGAAGATGATCGGGCCTATCGAGCCGAGGCTGAAGCCCGGCAGATGGAACTTATGAATGAGATGGAAGACAAGCGGGTCGCTCGTGAGCAGGCTGAGATCAGTCGGCAGGAGCGCGTCCGTGAGAACGAGGCCAACGCACTGCAGGCCCTCGAAGCTGACATCTCTGAGCAGTCCGAGGCAGTTCAGAACATGGAAGATGAACTGGATAAGGACATTACTATTGATTTCTTTAACTCCCTCCAGCAGGGACAAGCAGGAAAGAGGCCTGAATGATTGGCGATCCCGATAAGACTATCGCGGAACGCTTTACCGAGATGGACCAGCAGCGACGCTCGCAGCTGGACCGAGGCCGTCTTAATGCAGAGCTTACGATTCCCCGCCTCCTGCCTCCCGAGGACTGGAGCGAGGACATCGCCCTCCCCAACCCCTGGTCATCCGTGGCCAGCAAGGGTGTGACTAACCTGGCTAGCCGTATGCTGTCAGCTCTGATCCCCCTGAACGATCTCCCCTTCTTTGGGTTCTCCCTAAAGGACGGAGTCGAGGCACCGCCCGAGGCAGACATCATGCTTGAGACCCTGGCTCACCAGGTGTACAACAAGCTCAGCTCGAAGAACATTCGAGATGCCTTCTACCAGGCGCTGCAGTCTCTGATCGTGGTGGGAGATGTATGTGTTAAGATTAACGACGACATGTCGTTCCGCAACATTCGATTGGATCACTACGCCGTGATCCGTGACGTGGTGGGTGAGCTCATTGAGCTGGTCCACCTTGAGTTTGTTCCTGAGGAGATGCTTGACATCCCCGCCTACTCCGACAATGTATACGGGGCAGGTCTCTGGGAACGCCCTGGCTTCCGCACTATCTACTGTCAGTATGTTCTGACCGAAGACAACACGTGGCTGGCCAGGAAGGAAGACTCTGAAGGCAACCTCGTTGAGGAAGGGGTGTACGAAGTGCTTCCCTACGCTGTCCTTCGGTGGTCTGCCGTGACTAGTGAGAACTATGGACGCTCCAAGGTAGAGGAAATGTTTGGTGATATTCAAACCCTCGAAGCCTACACGAAGTCTCTCGTTGAGAGCATGGCGGCTGCGTCCACCTTCTTCATGGGTGTCTCTCCCACTGGTGTCTCTGAGCTAGGCGACCTCGCCGATGCCCAGAACGGTGAGTGGGTGGCAGCCAGGGAAGAAGATTTGTATGTATTGTCACCTGCCCAGTCTATGTCCCCTCAGATCCAGAACATGATGCAGTCTGTCCAGATGATGCGTCAGTCTGTCAGCGATGGCTTCCTCATGCAGTCGGGTATGACCCGTAGTGCTGAGCGTGTCACCGCTACTGAGGTGCGTATGCAGGGACAGGAACTTGAGAACGTCCTGGGTGGAGCCTTTAGCTCTATTGCCCGGGAGCTGCTGGTCCCTGTCGTAGACCGATGCGTCTACGTCATGATCAGCGAGGGAGACATGGACCCCGAGCTGGAGCAAGAGTTTGCCGAGGACGGGCGTATCTCTCTGGACATTATCACCGGCCTGCAGGCGCTGTCTCAGGACAGCCAGCTCCAGAAGCTGATGCAGATGGGTGAGATGGTTAGGAACCTGCCAGAGCAGGCCGCACAGCACTTCAAGTGGGAAGAGTACGGCAAGGCTCTGATCTCTTCGCTTGGCTTTGATCCGCGACACTGGATCCGCAGCAGCGAAGACCTTCAGCAGGAAGCCATGCAGGCACAGCAGATGGAAGCCGCTGTCCAGACCCAAGGCGCATTGCAGCAGGGTGTGGCACAGGGCGCAGGCCAGGCAGCTGGCCAGGCTGTCGCTGGTATGGCTCCCCAGGTTATGGAACAAGTCATGACCGGAGGAACTGCTCCCGTACAGGGAGGTGGATGATGGCAGGTAAGAGCAGAAGCGCCCGCTACTACGCGGCCAACCCAGCTGCTCGGAAGAAGAAGAACAAATATAATACTAAATACCACTCCACTAAGAAGCGTAAGAAGTACAGAGCTGAGCTCAACAAGGATAACCGCAGGCGCGGTACCTATGGGAACGGCGATGGTCGAGACGTTTCGCATACGAGGAGTGGACGAACAGTTCTTGAGAAAGCCTCAAGTAACAGAGCCCGCAACGGCGCGGGCGGAAAGGCTAAGCGTAAGTAATGCCGAGATTTAATTACATAAATGTTACCTCTCGTGATGCTTCTGCTGAAGCTATCCTTGAGGATATGGCTGAGCTCAGGGCTAAGAAGATTGCTCTGTGGTCAGAGAACATGACCTCGGGTGGAGCAGTCCAGGAAACAACCTACTCCAAGAACCTTGACATTGTGGCCGGGGATCTCATCTCTGGTAACGCAAACATCATGGTGCTTGGTGACTCGATCAACAACCCAAGCCAGGCCGGGTACATGCGTTCCGGCTACATGAACAGCTGGGAGCCCAACTACTGGCGAGGCTTGTGCCCCGCACTTAGTAACGGTAACTCAGGACAGAACGGCATGCAGATCTCTGGTGCCCTGGGCGCCAACGTGACTGGTGTCTCTACCGGCAACGGCCCTGACCCAGGTAACCCCGCCTTCGCGGGCACCAGCCTGATCGGCGTGGGTGTCTCTCCCCAGGAGACCAACACCGCGTTGGTTACGACCGATGCTACGGGCACGATCGGTAACGGAAACTTTGAAGGTTTTAGATTGAATAATATTGAGTCTGGTATTGATGCCTACAACGGCACCCAGCAAACCAGCAGCATTCTTGAGGGTACTCAGTTCCAGTATCGCTGCCTCTTGTTCTCCCCTACGGGTGGGGACATCGGTGTGTACTGGCGCCGTGGTTCGCCCAACGCTACTACGCAGAGTAACTACACCTTGAGTGTTGGTTATAATGTTATTGAATCACCAATCTTTGACAACTCTAACTACGCCTCCTACAGCGGTGCTAGTCAGATCTACTTCACTGGCGGAGCGGGAGAGCAGATCTCCCTCCTCAACGTCGAGTACGTGGACCTTGCTACCACTGGTATGAGGATGTCTTACATGGGTGGTGGTGGTTTCCAGGTGGCTAACCATGTCCTCCAGGACAACTCGGCACCCATCGTGTCCGGCACTGGGCGTCCCGCCTGGTACGGCGACGCTAGTGCCCAGGCCAACCTGAACTTCCTTGACGCCAACATCGTCTGGATCCACCTGGGCAACAACAACGCCAACGAGGCTGACGTTGAAGCCTACATCCCCGGGCTGATCAACAGGTTCCGTAGTCTTAAGAGCGACATGAAGTTTGTTCTTGTCTCTCCTTACGACGGTGACCTCGCTCGTAACCCTGACCCGGCTAGGTTCCAGGCACAGGTCGATTACTACAAGGACCTCGCTGGTTCTAGTGGCTACACCGACGTGGGCTTTTTGGATATGCGTACCAAGATCATTGATGACCTTGGCCCCTACGCTAACTGGCAGGCGACCAACCTTGTTGATGGTCTGCACCCCTCTCAGGCTGGAGCAAATACTTTTGCATCTATTGAGTGGGATATTATTGAAGAATCAAACAGCGCCCCAGCTGGTAGCCCGGGAGGATCTTTCCCAATTACCATCGACGGAGATCAGGAATACTCTGCTCTCCTGGCGTGCATTAAGAGAGTTAAGTAATGGCTTCATTTACCTATGACGCGGCGATTACCGACCGCGAATACCCCGAGTGGGAGAGCTGGCTTGCCGACATCTCAAACGATGAGGCCACCCGACTCCTCAAGGGCACCGGCATTGCTGTCGGTGACACTATTGATGATCAAGCTGAGTATGATAAGCTCATGCTCGCTACGCGAAAGTACTACAAAGGTATTAAGTGATGGAACAAGAGAACACTGCCCCTACGCCGGAGACCCCGGCTGTTGAGACTCCCGCTGCTCCCGCCCCCGGCACCCCTGAGTACAACGCTCAGCTGGCTGCTGAAGGGCAGGCTGCCATGGGAGAAGTCCCCGCCGCCTTCCGCAACGAAGATGGCACCCCTAATGTTCAAGCTATGGCTGCGGCCATTGCGGCCCAAGGCGAAGTCCCTAGTGCTGAGACCCCTGCTCCGGAAGCACCTGTGCAGGAGGCCACCCCGGAACCCGTTGAAGCACCCGTGGATGAGCTGCGTGTCCCCGATGAGCCCGAAGCCCCTGAGGAGCCCGAGGCCCCCAAGGAACTTATCACTACTGATGAAATGAATTCCTACATCCAGGAGATTATGTCCAATGGTGACATCTCTGATGCTAACAAGGAAGTTCTCATGGGTCGTGGTATTCCCGAAACCCTCATCTCCTCCATGGTTGAAGGTCACCGCGCTCGCATGAAGCAGCAGTTCCAGGCTGCAGGCGAGATCGTTGGTGGCTCAGACCGCCTCAACAGCATCTTTGCATGGGCGGCCAAGAACCTCTCCCCCGAGCAGCGCCAAGGCGTGAACGCGGGACTGGCTGGCCCCTCCTCTGACGCTACGCTGTTGGGTCTTGCAGCTATGTACGACAGGGCGGAAGCTGACGCTCCCCCTAAGAAGGCTGCTGAGCCTCGTGAAGCACCCCGCTACTCTTCTAACCCTGCGGCGGCTGCTTCTATTCAGGGCTTTGCTACTAAGGCTGAGTACTACGCTGCTTCTTCGGACCCGCGATTTGCGCAGGACCCGAAGTACCGTGCAGAAGTTGAAGAGCGAATGGTTAGGACTGACTGGAGAACCCTGGGCTGAGCCTCTACGGACTGCTCCCCCACGGTTTCAATCTTGTAACCTAGTGCTCGGATTCTAAGCACACCTTTTGATTTAATCTTTTAACATATTACATAAGTGAGATAGTCTACTATGGCTTATCCTGACGTTCCTTTTAGCACTGCTAACATGTACGGCCGCGTGGCCGATGCCTCCGTCACCCCCACCACGGGTGGCGTCGCTGGAGCCAACAAGCTCTGGCTCCCCATCTGGTCCGGCGAAGTCATGCGTGCCTTCGACCAGTACCGTATGTTCGATAACCTCGTCGAGTCCCGCAGCATCAGCAGCGGGCGCGTGATGGAGTTCCCGATCACCGGCACCGTCGCCATGAACCCCGCCTGGGGCGCTGGCGAGGAGCTCATCGGTGGTATCGAGGACTCGGCCAGCACCACCTTCGCGGTGCAGCTGGACGCCCGTCCCATCGCTTCGCACTTCGAGCTCGACAACGTCGACCTCATGATCTCGCAGTGGGAGTTCCGCTCGGAGCTCGCGCGACAGGCTGGTCAGACCCTGGCCAACGCCCGTGACATGCAGATCGGATCCTTCATCTGCCGTGCTGGCGCTGAAGCCCTGATCGACACTGACCCGCGACTCGCCTCCGTGGCCGTCGCTGGCTCCGCCACCAAGTGGCGAAACACCCTGAAGGACGCCCCGGTCTACGACCTCGGCTTCAACACTGCCCTCGCCAACCTCGGCCTGGCTAGCGCCTCCGCCGACCAGCGAACCGATGCGGCCCTCGCGCTGCTCGCCGCTCTTGAGGACTTCATGATCTACCTTCAGG